AGAGAATATATGCTGGGCAAACTTCACAAGGTCAGTTAGCAGTGGCCATTGGTACCAATGCTGGCAATACCAGCCAGGGCAATAGTGCAGTAGCCATTGGTGATAATGCTGGAATTGACAATCAAGGCGATCAGAGCGTGGCCATAGGCCAGCAGTCTGGCAATACCAATCAAGGCCCCCAGTCAGTGGCCATTGGTACCCAGGCCGGTTTCACTGGGCAGGGTGTGCTTGCTGTGGCCATTGGCATCCAGTCTGGTTATGACACACAGGGTGATAATTCGGTAGCCATTGGCCGCAATGCTGGTTATGTCACACAAGGTGCCAATGCAGTGGCCATTGGTAGCAAGGCCGGACCAAGCAGTCAAGCCAGCAACTCAATCATCATAAATGCCACTGGTAACAACCTGAATCAAACCACAGCCAACACATTCACAGTGAAACCTGTGCGAGCAGTGACCAGTGTGACTTTTGCCGCACCCACATCAGGATCAATACCTGCAGGATTCTCACCCATGTACTACAATCCCACCACAGGTGAGATTATTGTGATCACAACTTAAAATTTAACATGAAAAAATTACTTGCACTCTTGCTGATCGTGCCTGTGCTGGCTGTTGCACAACCCCGACAAAAACCAGGCGTGACCTATGACGCTGTGATCACCAGAGTCATAGACGGTGACACTGTGGCTTTCCAAGCTCCCTTTCTACCAGCACCACTCAAGCCTGAACTCAGCATCAGAGTTTTTGGTGTGGACACTCCTGAAAAAGGATTCCGCGCTCAATGTGCCAGTGAAGCACAGCGTGGAGAAGCGGCATCGGCCTTTACCAAAGCAGCCGTTGCCCAGGCTTCACAACGACAGGTTGTGCTCATGGACTGGGACAAGTATGGTGGACGTGTGCTGGGAGATGTCTTGTTAAACGGACAGAGTCTGCGTCAAATGCTTATCGCCAACGGGTTTGCCCGCGAATACTACGGCGAAGCAAAGCAAAGTTGGTGTAATTAATCACTCATCAATAACGGACATGTAAATACTGCATGTCCAATTTCTATTGCGCAGCCCCTTGGCGTGGCCTGCATATCAATCCCCGTGGTGATGTTAAAACTTGTTGTGCCGGCAACCCCAATCTGCTGGGCAACCTAAATTCACAACGCATTGATGAAATTCTCAACAACACAATCATGGCAGATGTTCGTGCAAGCATTTCACAGGGAAAACCACATGATTATTGTTCAAACTGCGTAAACGCAGAACGCTTTGGTGCAGACTCAGAACGTCAATGGCACAACAATGTAAATCCCAATTTTGATTATGCCACAGCCGGAGACCAGTATCATTATCCTGTTATTGTGGATGTGCGGTGGAATACAACTTGTAACCTAAGTTGCAACTATTGTGATCCCAGCGCCAGCTCAAAATGGGCCGCACTCAAGCAAGTACCATTCCGGTCAGGCTCACGCCCGTACTACGAACAAGTGTGCGACTTTATAGAACAACATCATGCTCACATACACGAAGTAGCACTCGTTGGCGGCGAACCCCTGCTACTGCCTGAAAACGAAAGACTGCTGGATGTTATCCCAGAATCAGCTATTGTTACCTTGATTACCAACATGACTGTTGATTTGGAAAAGAATAAAATCTTTCGGAAGCTGGCACAACGTAAACGAGTCGGCTGGTCAATGAGCTTTGACAATGTGGGTGATCAGTTTGAGTATGTGCGATACGGCGGCAGTTGGGAAACCCTGCAACATAACCTAGCTATTGTTAAAGATCTAATGAAAAACAACGGACACTGGGGTGGCATACATGCAGTATACAACATTTACAATGCCACAAGATTACGTGAACTAAAACAATTTGCCCGGGACACAGACACCTCTATACTTTGGCAGAACTTGTTCCAGCCCAAGCACCTAGACCCATTTACTCACGGTGCCGGCGTTGCAAAACTTGCCGCAGATGAAATACAATACTTGTACGACAACAACTTGGTAACAGAGTCTGAGCAGGTATTTTTTGATCAAGCACTTAAAACATACAATGAGCGCCTGGACATTGTCAAAGTATCTGATGTTGATATTGCGTTTTGGAAACACATCTACGATATTGAACACCGGTATCATCCTGACAAAGCAGGTGAATTTGTACGGCTTTGGCCTGAACTGGAGTTCCTATGCAAGTGACCGCAGTTGATAGTGAAAACAATTTGTTTAGAGTTGAGAATGTATTTTCACAAAATCTCGTGGAGCAAGTGTTGTCAACTGACTGGATCAACCTGGCCTGGGATCGTCAAGAAGGACAAGAAAACTGGTTACGCAGACGTATACGCGATAGTGCAATACCTTGGTTAGCACAGTGGGATACTGAACTCAGGCAAGCATGGGACAGCATGTCACAAGCAACTGGTTTTAAATTTAAGCCATATTTTGGAACTGCATTTTGGTTAGACGAGCCGGGGTTTACTTGTAGCATGCATACAGATGGCGAATTACCTGGCAGTCTGCACATGACTTGGGCAGGACCCGGCACAAGTTTTTACTGGCACAAAGACCCCAACACATTGCGTTATCGTGTGCTAGAGCAACCTAATGCAGGATATATAATGATCAACCAGCCAGACAATACTGGTTATAGAAAACTACTATGGCATGCTATGTTAGAGCCATCACCAACTTTTAGACTTACGTCATACACATGGATAATACCAGAATAACTGATAGCCCTACATTTTGTCCCGCACCCTGGACCAGTTTAAACATTGATCAAGCTGGACACGTGAGCCCGTGTTTCCATTGTGTGGAGATGGTTGGTAACAACAAAACTGACACAATACAAAACATTATCCATGGTCCTATTTTAACAAGCATGAGAGAAACTATGTCTCGTGGAGAATGGCATTCAGGATGCAGTTGGTGCAAAAGTCTTGAAGAAACAACAGGCTCAAGCGGAAGGACTGTGCGGCATGCTGATCAAAGTACTCTAACAAAAATTAACAATGATTTAGATTTTTTTGAATTGCAACATCTTGTTGTTAATTGGAGCAATTTGTGTAATCTTGCTTGTGTGTATTGTAATGATGAAACTAGTACAGCTTGGCAAAGCATTAACAAGATTCCTATTAATCATGTTAAAAATGAACACCAAGATTTGATAGAGCTAGCAACAACTCAAGGACACAACATACAAGGCCTTAGCCTAGGAGGCGGCGAGCCGCTGTTGCAAAAGGGACTTGACAAATTCTTGGATTATATTACCTCTAGCAAAGTAAACGTTATGGTCACAACTAATCTCAGCATGGAACTTACTACAAACGTCATTTATCAAAAGTTAAAAACATGGCCTCATGTTGAGTGGATGATCAGTTTTGACAATGCTGACAAAGAAAAATTTGAATACGTTAGACACAATGCTGACTGGGACCAGTTTGTAAAAAATATAAGACAATTAAAAGCTGATGGTCAGAAAGTAAAAGCGCACCCTGCGTATTCTATATATTGTGCATGGGATCTAGTAAAATATTATGATTTTTGTGTTGCCGAAGACATTGATATTTTTTGGTGCGAACTTAATCATCCTATTGAATTAGACATTAGACGGTATTCAGCCGAAGTACGTCAACGTGCTATAGAAGAAATTGACAAAGTGTTAGTCAAGTACCCCAAACGAGAAGAGCTTGGAACACACGCATTGGAACGTTACCGATTAACGTTACAGGACTCTGGGTACATTAATACTACAGACTATACACCACAGAATATTTTTGAGTGGACAGCCAACATAGAAAACAAGTTGAAGAAAACAAAAAAATTTCAAGACTTATGGTCAGAACTAGCAAGGGCAATAACATGCTAACAGTGAAAGGAAAATCAATGGGAATATATAAGAATCCTCCATGGCATTTTGGAGTGTCGTGGGCTAACAAAACTTTAGATTTTTTGCCCACAGACTCAGAAGAAAATTTTAAAAAGTTGTGCGAAGTACCGGAGTTTTTGGAATATTTCAGAAGTCACGGTTGGCTTGAGCCAGGGGCAATCTCATACAAAATGAACAATTATGGTTTTCGTTGTGCAGAATTTGTTCCTGGGGAAGATTGTATAGTTGCACTAGGCTGTAGTTTTACAGTTGGTATTGGGCTTCCAGTTGAAAGTACTTGGCCTGAACTGGTTGGTAAGGCCCTGGGGTTAAAAGTTTACAATTTGGCCTGGGGCGGTAACGCAGCCGATACTTGCTTTAGAATGGCAGAATACTGGATACCACAACTGAAACCCAAGGCGGTGTTTATGCTAACGCCACCAGAATCTCGCGTGGAGCTGATGTTAGACTCAACAGATCAGCCTGCAGAGGTATTTTTTCCGTCAAATGAGATTTCGTACAATCACTTGGGTTTTGACAATTACATTAAGCACTATTACACCAATGATGAAAACTCTAGATTAAATCACAAGAAAAATAAATTGGCAGTTAAAGCATTGTGTGACGAGCTAACCACTCCTTGTCAAATATATGACGCAAATAATCATATGGCCTGGTCTAGAGAAGAAGTTGGGTATGCTAGAGATCGTATGCATGCCGGCCCTAAAGGGCACAAAAGATTAGCAGGAATAATACTACATGATTGGCGCAAAAAGCACACTTGACACGGTACTTGTAAAAGCACCACACCGACGAGAAACCTACACTGAACAAGAACTTGACGAGTTCATGAAGTGTGCAGACCCGGTCACGGGTGCAATGTACTTCATGGATAATTTCTTTCACATACAACATCCTACAAAAGGTAAAATGTTGTATCATCCGTTTGAATACCAACGTAGGCTGATTGAGAACTATCACACCAATCGTTTTTCAATATCACTCATGCCTCGACAAACTGGTAAATCAACATCGGCTGCTGGTTACTTGTTGTGGTATGCAATGTTTGTTCCTGATGCTACTATTCTAGTTGCGGCCCACAAGTTCTTGGGCGCACAAGAAATTATGCAACGTATTCGTTATGCTTATGAATTGTGCCCCAATCACATTAGAGCAGGTGCCACAAGCTACAACAAAGGCTCGATAGAGTTTGATAATGGTAGTCGTATTGTTAGTCAAACTACTACTGAAAATACTGGTCGTGGTATGAGTATTACACTTCTGTACCTAGACGAGTTTGCATTCGTTAGACCTACTATTGCCAGTGAATTTTGGACTTCTATTACACCTACGCTGAGTACTGGTGGTAAAGCTATTATTACATCGACCCCAAACTCGGACGAAGATCAGTTTGCGTTAATTTGGAAACAAGCCAACAAGACTGAAGACGAGTACGGCAATCCAAGATTAGATGGTCTGGGCATTAACGGTTTTAAGGCATTCCGTAGTTTTTGGAAAGAGCACCCTGATCGTGATGACGCTTGGGCAAGAGAACAACGAGCACAACTGGGGGAAGAACGTTTCCGTCGAGAGATGGATTGTGAATTCGTTATTAACGATGAAACACTTATATCACCTCTTAAATTACTGGATCTGGAGGGAGTAGAGCCTACTAGCAAAACAGGGCAAGTGCGCTGGTACAAACGAGTAGAAAAAGACAAGATGTACATTATTGCGCTAGATCCCAGTTTAGGCACAGGTGGAGATCCGTCGGCTATACAAGTATTTGAAGCTGAGACTACAGAGCAAGTGGCTGAATGGCGTCATAACAAAACTGACGTGCCTACGCAAGTTAAAATCATGGCAGAAATTGTTAAAACAATTTTTGAAACTGTTAAGAACGAGCAATCAATCTATTACTCAGTTGAAAACAATACACTAGGAGAAGCAGCTTTAATTTCTATCAATGAGTACGGGGAAGAGAATATTCCGGGGTATTTCTTGAGCGATAATTCAGTACAAGGCACATCTGGCCGCAGAATACGCAAGGGATTTACCACTACCAACAAGAGTAAAATTGTAGCTTGTAACAAGTTAAAGATTTTGGTTGAGTCAGGCCGCATGAAAATTTACTCAAAATCTTTGATATCTGAGCTCAAGAATTTTGTGGCAATTGGCAGTAGTTATCAAGCAAAACCTGGGGAAACTGACGACCTAGTAATGGCAACATTGTTAGCAACTCGCATGCTAATGCTGTTACAGACGTATCATGCAGACCTAGATTCTCACTTAAAAGACCACTCAGACAACATAGTTGAACCGTTCCCATTCATTTCATTCATAAGCTAAATATAAGACCATGTCAACAACAAACACACTATCACAGCAAATGCTTGATCTATTAGCTACCCGCAATTTCCACCCTGAAATGCTGGACAAAATGGGCAAGCCTACCACAGCAGAGAACGCAAAAACCTTTACCTTTGACTATGAGTCTGGCACTGGGAAAAATTACGGAACAATGGTAATTGTGTTGGACGTGGATAACGACATGAAAATCATGTACGGTGATAATTTGGGTCGTACCATGGAAGGTGATGACAAACAAGAATTCTTTGATTTTATACAACACCTAAATCAAAAAGCCACAAGCAATCGCTGGACTCACACTATACAAGACATCAATCAGCTCAAGCACACCATGCAAGGTATGGCAGCTATCCAGGAAGGATTGTTTGAGGGATACTACGGAACTCGCAACATCAGCTATGCTGGACAGCCAACTGAAGCAAGATTGCGAATTGTTCATAGTCAAACTCTAGGTGAAAATGACGCACGTTATCGTCATATTGCCAAACTGTTTGTTGAAACAGCCGACGGAGAAGTGTTTAAACTAGGATTTCGTAATCTAAGTGGCGGCAAAGCTATGTTAGAACATGTGCGCCAAGGCGGCAAGCCGTACGATATTCGCGGCAATCATATCACTGAAATGGTTAACGAGATTGCAGTACTGGGACGATTTAACCGCGCCAGCGCGACTCGAATCCTTGAAGGATCAACGCAGGAATTGATTACAGAAGCCCAACAGTATTACAAGAGCCTGCGTGAAAATCTCAAGCATCTTGGCTCAAGTCGTGGGTATAACCGATATTTTGAGTCGTGGCACCCAGCCACAATTAATGAACAAGAAGGTATTGTTGACAATATCAAAACTTTGTTTATTGAACAAACAATTGACAGTCGCATCGAGGCTGCACTGCCGTTATTGGCACGTATACAACAAAAAGGACAACAAATGAAAGAAGCTGACATTTTTGAATCATGGGTCAACAGTATCTCTGAAGGTACCTGGACCTTGCCAGAAACACCCGAACAATTAAACAAACTCAAAGAGTTGATGGCCACAGAACTTATTGTGGGACCTGATGCTACTAACGCAACAGAAGTCTTGTATGATATTGTGGGAGATGATATCTTGTTTGACCGTTTGCATGAACTAGCAGATCGTGACCCACGTGCAAATGCATGGAATGATACCGAAGTTATTAATCGTCTTAAAGATCTTGGAATTGATTTACCTGAAGAAACAGCGCCTGTTGAGGATCCAACTGCTGCCCCTGCGCCAGTTCCTGCTGAGCAGCCACCAATGGCGCCTATAGAAACACCGGCACCACCAGTTGCTGAAGAACTCAACCAGATGCGTAAAGCAGCCGGGTTACCTGTAGTTGAATCTATACTTGACGAATCTGGCGAAACATTGCAACACATTTTGGACCGTTTTAAATTTGAAACTACTCAGTTCCAACAAGGTGGTGAACTTGATAGCGACTTGTATGAAGCGTTGTTTGATTACTACTCAAGCAAAGGCGAAATGCCTTATGGTGTTGCCAAGGCCCGTGATGGTGATCCGCATAATTGGGTTAGTGACAAATTAGGTCAGCATCTTGGAGTTGACGAGAGCAACAGCGGAATGATCATGCCTGAAGCTGATGTAATCAACACGTTTGAAGTCATGCCTGGATTCGAAGCACCCACAGTTGAAGGTAGTTGCAACATGACAGCCGAAGGTGAGTACTGTCCAGAACACGGCTTGATGGAGTGCGGTGGCGGTATGTATGAGTCTCGTGAAGGCGATGCTGTTTTGGCAAGAATAAAATCACTAGCTTTAATCAGATAACATAAATAAAACAAAGAAGTGTGCGTAGTAGCGCACACTTCCGTAATCAACTAGATAGGCAAAATTCTCTACCGTAAAGGTAGGAAACACAGACAGGCTGTGTTAAAATAACCTTGTAGGCAGCATTTAAGTAAATCTTAAATTAACAATCATATTAACGCACAAGAAAGGCAACACAATATGGCATCATTAGCAGACATCCGAGCACGTTTACAAGCGGCAGAGGGCAACAAAGGCGGACAAGGTTCGCAAGGCGGCGGCGATAAATCAATCTACGCTCACTGGAATATGGAAGAAGGCCAATCGGCTACACTACGCTTCCTCCCCGATGGAAATACCAAAAACACATTTTTCTGGCAAGAAAGAGCCATGATTCGGTTACCCTTCAACGGCGTCAAAGGGGAAATGGAATCTAAGCAAGTCATGGTACAAGTACCTTGTGTGGAAATGTGGGGCGATGCTTGTCCCATCTTGGCAGAAGTGCGCACTTGGTTCAAAGACAAGAGTCTTGAAGACATGGGTCGCAAGTACTGGAAGAAACGCAGTTACATCTTCCAAGGCTTTGTGCGTGAAAACCCAATCGCCGACGACAAAACTCCAGACAATCCAATCCGTAAGTTCATTATTGGCCCACAGTTGTTTGCAACTATCAAAGGCGCTTTGATGGATCCAGAACTGGAAGAATTGCCAACTGACATGATGCGTGGCCTGGACTTCCGTATCAGCAAGACATCAAAAGGTGGCTATGCTGACTACTCTACTTCAAAGTGGGCACGTAAAGAATCCGCTCTTACTGAAGTTGAACAAGCCGCAGTAGATGCAAATGGGTTGTTTGATTTGAGCACATTCTTGCCCAAGCGTCCTGGTGATGTTGAATTAAAAGTCATCAAAGAAATGTTTGAAGCAAGTGTAGATGGACAGCCGTACGACACTGAGCGTTGGGGTCAATACTTCCGTCCAGCAGGCGTTAACGCACCTGGAGGCAGCTCAAATGATGCAGAAACTTCTGCCCCAGCACCCACTCCTACTCCAGTAGCAAAGGCAGCACCTGCTCCAACAGCAGAAACTCCTGCCTGGGAAGATGAGCCAGCTGAAGCAACTGCGCCAGTTGTTGCTAAACCAGCCGCCAGCGGCAATGCCCAGGACATCTTGGCCATGATCCGCGCACGTCAAACCAAGCAGTAATCTCTGCACTAACACAAGGGTCAACCCCTTGTGTTCTCTATTTTTATAACAGGTGATATATGGGAAAACCATTTGATGTAAGTAAATTTCGTAAGGAAATTACCAAATCAATCGACGGCCTATCGATTGGTTTTAATGATCCAACAGACTGGATCTCAACAGGCAATTATGCACTAAACTACTTGATCTCAGGAGACTGGAATCGTGGTATCCCATTGGGCAAGGTCACAGTATTTGCTGGAGACTCTGGCGCAGGCAAATCGTACATTTGTTCTGGCAACATTATCAAGAATGCACAAGAGCAAGGTATCTTTGTGGTATTGATTGACAGTGAAAACGCTCTTGACGAGAATTGGCTCAAAGCACTTGGTGTTGACACTAACGATAGCAAGCTACTCAAGTTGAGTATGGCCATGATTGATGATGTTGCCAAAACTATCAGTACTTTTATGAGCGACTACAAAGCACTGCCAGACGGCGACCGCCCCAAGGTGTTGTTTGTTATTGACAGTCTGGGCATGTTGCTAACACCAACAGACGTTAATCAGTTTGATGCAGGCGACATGAAAGGCGATATGGGTCGCAAGCCCAAGGCTCTTACTTCACTTGTGCGCAATTGTGTAAACATGTTTGGCGCATACGGTGTCGGATTAGTTTGTACAAATCATACATACGCAAGTCAAGACATGTTTGATCCTGATGACAAGATCTCAGGCGGCCAAGGCTTTATCTACGCCAGCTCTATTGTTGTGGCCATGAAGAAGATGAAACTCAAAGAGGACGAAGATGGTAACAAAGTTTCTGAAGTAAATGGTATTCGTGCAGGCTGTAAAGTTATGAAAACACGTTATGCCAAACCATTTGAAGGTGTGCAAGTTAAAATTCCTTACACAACAGGTATGAGTCCTTACAGTGGCTTGGTTGACTTGATTGAGAAAAAAGGCCTGCTCAAACGTGAAGGCAACAGCTTGGTGTTTACCACAAGCGAAGGCGAGATTATCAAGAAGTTCCGCAAGGCTTGGGAAAAGAACGACGACGCCTGCTTAGACAAAGTTATGGAAGATTTTAAAAATCAGAAAGCAGAGGTAAGTAGCGTTGAAGGAGATGAGGAATGAGCGAAGCAATAGCAGCAGAAATTTGGGGCGAACTCAAGCGTTACGTTAACACAGTTGACCGCGCCGAGGCAGCTGAAACAGTAATACAAATCTTAATGGATAACGATAGTGACGTAGAAGATATCCGTGCAGCCTTTACTGGCGATCGAGACATCAAGACAGCATTAACTGCGTATCTTGACAACGATAAAGACTATGTTGAAGAGGAAGAGGAAGAGGAAGATTCTGACTACGACGAAGACGAAGACTGGGAAAATTAATGTCCCAAAAGTTTTTTCCTATTGCTACAGATACTGCTTGTCAACTAAAGTGGACTTGGAGTACCATTCATTTGTACACGGGTAAAACAAAGTCTTGTCATAGAGTTAATAGTAGCGATATAGATTCAGAAAATTTTTCTAGTTTTCATAATACTCCTAAAAAGATTGCTGATCGCAAACTAATGTTAGCTGGGCAATGGCCCACAGGAGGCTGTGAATATTGTAAGGATATGGAAAGTTCGGGAGGACAAAGTGACAGGCAGTTTCATCTACAAATACCTGACCTATCGCCTCCTGAACTCGACACTGATCTAACAGCAACACATGTAACTCCTAGAATTGTTGAAGTGTATCTTGATAATACATGCAACATGAGCTGCATTTACTGTTGGGACGGATTTAGTAGTCGTATACAAAATGAAAACGAAAGATTTGGTAAGTTTGAATCGCATGGTGTAACCATTGTTAACACAGCAGTAAAACACCCCCAAAATACTAAATTACAAACAGAGTTTTGGACTTGGCTTGAATCTAACTATCAAGATCTTCGTAGATTGCACATTCTTGGCGGAGAACCATTTTTTCAATCACAATTTGAAACTTGCTTGGAATTTCTAGAATCTCACAATAATCCTGAATTAGAATTTAACATTGTAACCAATCTCAAAATATCTAAAACAAAACTAACTGAGTTTGTGCAACGTGTACGTAAATTACTAATTCAACGCAAGATTAAACGTCTTGATATAACTTGCAGCATTGACTGTTGGGGGCCTGAACAGGAATATATCCGTTATGGATTTAATCTTGAGCAATGGAAACAAAACTTTGAATATCTAGTAGAACAGCATTGGATCACACTCAATATCAATCAGACCATTACAGGCCTGGGCATAAAGTCCATGGAATCGTTGTTAGAATACATTAATCAACACAGAGCTACACGAAAGATAGGACATTATCATATGGCTGTGGTCGATAATCAATATTTTAATCCTAGCATATTTGGTCCAGGATTTTTTGATGAAGATTTTGAAAAAATACTACAGGTGATGCCCAATGACGAATGGCAACACCAAAATAGTCGCAACATGATGAAGACATTGCAGTTGCAGTGCAATCAAAATACTCGTCAAGAAGATCAGTTGATTAAACTTAGAGTTGTGCTTGATGAACTTGATCGTCGCAGAAATCTCAACTGGCGTATAACATTCCCTTGGTTAGTGAAAGAATTAGAACATGTGGTATAGTAGAGTAGTTGCTGACCTTGGTGCGATTCCAGATTTTGTTTCACACTACGAAAACGAACTCAATGAAGCCAAGAAAGATTGTAAAATTGGTGGATTGGTTGAAAAAAACATCAGTGCTCTCCCGGGTATAACTGAGCATCGCTTTAACCAACTACAAGAGATTGAAGCGGTGCTTAACTATCTTAATATTCAACTTCGAAAAATTCGTAGGAAACATTTTCAAAAGTATCTGGAAGGATATGCTAGAGCATTGACCAGCAGAGATGCTGAAAAATATGTAGACGGCGAAGATGAAGTTATTGACTACGAAACTATTATAAACGAAGTAGCATATTTGCGTAATCGCTGGTTGGGCATTCTTAAGGGACTAGATTCCAAGCAATGGCAAATGGGTCATATTGTACGCCTAAGAACTGCTGGCATGGAAGACATCCAGGTGTAAATACCTGCATGAAAATCGTACTTGTAACCGGCGGCTTTGATCCGCTACACTCTGGACACATTGCTTATTTTAAAGCAGCCCGCACCTTGGGCGACATGCTGATTGTGGGACTTAACTCAGATGAATGGTTGACTCGTAAAAAAGGTCGACCATTCATGCCCTGGACGGAAAGATTGTGTGTGATAAACAATCTTGCCATGGTAGACGAAGTGTACACATTTGACGATGCAGATGGCTCGGCTAAAGAATTTATTCGACAAGTTCGAGCACACTACCCTGACGCAACGTTGGTATTTGCCAATGGTGGTGATCGCACTGACAAAAACATTCCTGAAATGGATGTGGTAGATGCCAATTTAGAATTTGCATTTGGCGTGGGCGGCGAGGATAAAAAGAATTCTAGTTCATGGATTCTTGAAGATTGGAAAAAGCCCAAGACACACCGAGCTTGGGGATACTATCGTGTGTTACACGAAGTTGGTGCCAATACCAAACTAAAAGAACTTACTGTTAATCCCAAAACATGTTTGAGTATGCAACGTCATGACAAACGTGCAGAATTTTGGTTTGTGGCCGAAGGAGAAGCCACAGTGTACACAGTAGATCCGCACAGCACAGATCGTGACCTAATGGCCAGTCCTGCCAAGCACCAATCAACTTGGATTAAATTAAACGAGTGGCATCAGCTATGTAATGAAACTGATGAACCGTTAAAACTAATTGAAATTCAGTACGGAGAAAACTGTGTTGAAGAAGACATTGAGCGTAAATGAAAGCTATCCCTGTATACATTGGCTACGACCCGCGCGAAGCAATTGCGTTCCACACCTGTGCAAATTCTGTCATTCGCAACTCTAGTAGACCTGTAGCTATTATTCCTGTAGCCTTAAACTTATTTAAAGACTACAGCGAAACACACACAGATGGCAGCAATCACTTTATCTACACACGCTTTCTTGTACCACATCTGCAAGAGTATACAGGCCACGCTATCTTTATTGACGGGGACATGATTGTTTGCGCCGACATTGCAGAGCTCTGGGATCTACGTAACCCTGCACTAGATGTGCAAGTGGTCAAGCATGACTACAAAACTCGGATGCCTGTAAAGTATCTAGGAGCAAAAAATGAAGACTATCCTCGAAAAAATTGGAGTAGTGTTATTTTGTGGAATTGTAATAGCTTCCCTAACAGAAAACTTACACCTGAGTTTGTACAAAAATCCACTGGTAGTGAGCTCCACCGCTTTTCTTGGCTAGATGATGAGCGCATAGGTGAGTTACCGAAAGAGTGGAACTGGTTGCCTGATGAATACGGGCCAAATCCAGATGCCAAATTGTTGCATTACACCCTCGGTACTCCGTGCTTTCATGAGTTTGCTGACACACCACAGAGTGAAGATTGGCACAGAGAACGTATTCTAACAGAATACTGTCAACAAAGAGATATATGAGCGAAGAAATTGAAGATCAAGATGCGTCAGTGCCGTTACCTCCTAGGCATGTGTTTGATATGGTACCTCCAGATATCAAAAAATTGTTTGAAGACATACTCAAATATCGGGTAGATCCAGCAGCCTGGTGCTACGGAGTAACATTAGAAAATTTAGTTACACAGTTACATGGGTTGCGAACAAATGCAGTTATTGCGTTGGCAATAGAACCTGGAGAAACAAAATACAAGGAAAAAGGGCACATGTACGATCCATTTTTACAAAGTTTTATACTAGGTGCTGGTGGACAGATTAGCACTTGGAAGCGTGATAGTGTTAGCACTGCACCGGTTGTGTTAAGAGGCATAACAAAACGTAAGGAAATGCAAGCATGTCGCGATCAAAATAGGGATTTTTATTACATTGACACAGGTTATTTTGGTAATGGTCGAAAGAAAACATATCACCGTGTTACTAGAAACGATGTACAGAATTTTGGGCCTATTATTGAACGTCCTGCTGACAGGTGGGCAGCAACCGGTGTACGGTTAAAAAAGTTTCGACCAGGCACAAATATTTTATTGGCACCGCCCAGTCAAAAATTATTAAATTTATACAATATCAATCTTGAAGATTGGATAGATAAAGTTCAAGCAGAAATACGATCGCACACTGATCGTCCAATTGTGGTTCGAGAAAAACAAAGTCGCAGTGTTCGTCAAAGTACAGACACTATGGAAATGGCATTGGAGCAAGATGTTCATTGCTTGGTAACATTTAGTAGCATTGCTGCTGGCGAAGCGTTACTCAATGGCAAACCAGCTATTACCCTAGGACCTAATGCTGCTGCCCCACTTTGTAGTCAGACTATTAGCGCAATTGTTGACCCACATATTCCAACGCTTGATGAAGTTGAGAGATGGGCAAGACACCTGGCATATTGTCAATTTACAGAACCTGAAATGAAAGATGGTACCGCCTGGCGGATACTCAATGACCACTGATGTAATAGTATATGTTAGCAGTGTAGCTAACCCCAAAAAACATACAAGAAAAATTGAATGTTTAGAAAGTTTTGCCGCAGGCGCAAAACGTGCCGGTGCGTCAGTTCATGTTGAATGGGCCAACCGTTATCAGCCTAGCAAGTTAGCTGTTATTTTGGGATGGGCAACCACGAACACAGGCGGTCCAAACATACAATTAAGAAAACAGATCATCGCCGAACAACAACGACACGGGTTCAACACCATGTGTATTGATGCAAGCTGTTTTAAATACCTTGACAATCACGGCACATATTTAAGATACAGTCTTGGTGGTCCGTTCTATGATCGAGCTGAATATGCTAATAAAAATAGCTCAGACGTTAAATGGTTAGAAATTAGTAATGCGTTAAAAATCAAATTAGCTCCACCACAGCACAACGCTAGTGGTCATATCTTGATATGCATGCAACGAGACGGCGGCTTTTCTATGAAGTCTCTTGACCCTATCACCTGGTTAAAAGAAAAAATTGTACAAATCCGTGCCAACAGTATCAAACCAATTATGGTACGCCCGCATCCTGGTGCGTACGATCCCAAAGATTTTGACATATTTAGATCTAAACACTATCGCGATAGGCTTGACGTACATATTATTGACCCAAGCACTACACGATTAGTAGATAACTTACGTGGAGCCTATGCCGCAGTATTTTTTAACAGTTCGGCAAGTGTGGCAGCAGTGTGTGAAGGTATACCAATATTTGTTGATGATCGCAGTTGCGTGAGTTGGGATGTGGCCAATACTGATATTACAAAAATAGAATCGCCCCAGATGTTTGCTAGAGATCAGTGGATCAACAATCTAGCGGCAGCACACTGGAGCGATCAAGATGCACAAGCAGGCCGCATCTATCAAAAGTTCAAGCTGTTTTTTTAACTACAACAATATCATAGTTGTGACCTTTGACCCAGTTCCATTTATCAGTTTTGTCAAACACGCTGATTTCTTCCCAGACAATCTTAACTCCCATAACTGTCTCTACTTTGGCTCGCCACCACTCAGGTAGTTCCACAATCAAGTGAGCATTACGTCCATCAGGCAATTTCTTCTTAGCTGGATAACAAGCAATTCTAAAAAAGCCACAGCGATCCATTTTACTACTAATCATGCGCAAGGTCTCGTCTAGGTAAGCAGGCTCAATATGCTCCAACGCATCAGTGCTAACAATAGCGTCAAATGTTCTGTCAGGTAATCTTGCAAATTCGGGGTTACCAGGGTCATATCCCTCAGACACAATTCCTGGATTCAGTTCCCTAACACTAGCAATTAGCGCACCTTTGCCACAACCAAAATCCAGTACACTAGTTGGTTGATAGTCCTTGAAAAATTTATCTACTATTCGGTAGGCTTTGTAACCGTTATTGAATTTGCCTTTGGCATGCATACGGTTCAGTTGTTTTTGATAGTCAGCGTCTATTAGTGTCATTGTTCATCCAATCAGGGTTATAAGGTCTGTCTCGAAACCACCAGTGAAGCTGGGAACCTTGCCAGTCACTGAAAAATTCTCTGTACCAGTCTTGACTGCGTTCAGCAGAAAAGTATTGTTTGTTGTATATTTGTTTTTTGGCCTTAGGCGATTTAACGTGCATTCCAATAAAACAAGCAACACCAGTTAAATTCATCAGCCGTTGTTTGACCCAGACTAAATCATCGTCAGGGATGTAGGTCAACACTTGATTGCATATTACTAGATCATATTTTTGATCGGGTGGCTCAGTGGCAAATTCTGCAACACAAGGATCGTACTGGAATACGCTGTTTACATCAAGATAGTCAACAAACTTCATTAATGTAGTGTTGGGCCAAAATGTTGTAGGTTCTGCCCACTGGTGTCCTTTGCCGCATCCGTAATCAATTACAGTGTTGCAATTGTAATAGTGCGCTACATCTCTTATTTGTCTATGATATGAAAATGTATCTTTGCCGTCCCAACTTTTATTTTGTTGCTGAAACTGAGCACCTAACTCAACTGACTCTTGATAATAAGAACTTACTGCCATCCCATGATCCAATCGTCCTTGACTTGATCTAGTTTAACCATACCCCAGGATTCTAGTAATCCAACAGCGGCAAATTGTCCGTAATCTTTGCTGTAGGCATCGTGTGGTTTCTGTTCAATTACTACAACAGGCCGGCAGCGGCGAATTGTTTGTTCTGCCCCTTGTAACACACGATACTCAAATCCTTCGCAATCAATTTTGATGTAGTCAACTATGGGTAATTCTAGACTATCTAAACGTGTGATATTTGTATCACCAGCAGTACTATTGGGATCAACATGAGTATGGCCAGTGTTGCCCTCAGTGATGATCATGTTGATCATGCCTTCGTGATCGCCTAGGGCAATAGATTGAACTTGCAAATTTTTAGCAAACACATTTCTTGCTAAACATTCTCTAAACATAGCAACAGGTTCAAATGCAATCACAGTATCAAATCGTTTTACTAAATCACGACTCCATAACCCAACATTGGCACCAATATCCAGTGCTACCCTGTTTTGTTTTATGTGATTAAAACTTCGACGTCTAACTTGATACTGATACTCAGTTGGGCCGCCCTTGCTTACGCTTTTGGCAAGCATTTTGGGAAAGTGGTCTTCGGTATCCGGGAACCACCACCCGTGGCTTTCATACATTTTGTGTCTCCTGTAATATTCTTGCGGCTGTGCCGTCTCTTAATTCGTTAACGTGAAATTGGCCATACGCTAAGTGACATGTCCATGCATGTCGTTCGTCGTCAGTGGGAAACCATGGTGAATCAATTTTTGATAAGTCTGTGTTTGATACTGGAATTGCAGCGTTACAAGGTGCAAGTGCAAACGCTGGTACCCCAGCCAATACGCTTTCAGTGGCTGCAATTGAGTTGTAAGTTACAACAGCATGCACATCGCCTAGTGATGATTCTAGACTGTTGTTAATTCGTGTTTGCCGATTGGGATTACGCTGCCGAATTTCTATAGGCCTATCTGTGTGCATTTTTATAGTGGCAATTGTGGAGTCAATCCAGGAATCTAAATCAATGTTGTAAAATGTACATGGTTTAGCATCTGGTGCAGCCACTAGTATTTTACTGCCTGTTCGGCGCGGCTGCATTTTTATCCCTAGTTTTTGCCAACGATCTGCTGGCCTAGAAATTACCGAGCCGTGCTGTAAATTATTGAGCACTATCCTATGCCAAAATTTCCAACCGTGTGGATTAATAGCACTGATGCGATTACCTACATATCCAGAATCCATATAGTAAAAATCTCTATTGTTGTCCCAACAGCGTTTGATGATTTTGTGTTTCATAATGCCACGTATGACTAATGGTGCTGTGCTATCTTGGTATTGCCATGTTTCTAAACAAGTTGGAGTTGCGCCAGACCCTTGAGCAAACATATCAATGTACTCGTCAGAGTTGTTTTTGCTTAAGAATATCCAGTTCATTGCCAGTACGCTTCTGTGCGGTGTATTTTTAAATCGCTTAACTTGCTACGACCTTGATCTTTGCGAGATCCTTTGAGATGATCCAAGTATGCGCCCCATTCTGAATTGATTAGGGGATGGCCTTCGCCTGTAATCAAATGACTTGACCAGTCTAACTCGTATAAACTAGTCTGCCGACGAACAGCATCAAAAACAAAACTATCATGCCATTCGTCTAGAGCAAAAATTCCTTGTTCAGCTTGATCGTAATACTTTTGAAATGTAGTTAAAAAATCTCTTATACAAGGCCTGCGGAGATTCATAGCGTACAATCCGCATTCAGTGTATTTGCCACGCCGCCCCAAGAAACAAAGATCCTTGTTGTCTGGGCACAGCCTACCTAAGTCATTTACTGTAATGGCGCTATGGCACACAGTATCTGCATCCATCCAAATCAGCCAATCAGTATTAGTATGGTTGGCGCAATGAAAAATGCTGTACACCTTGTGAGCAAATCTCACAGCGTTCCATTTGAATCCTTTTCCTGAATCCTTGCGTTTTGATCTAACAGGATCGGCACTCACATCACCATTGGCTTTGGGTACACCACTCCAGCGAGTTTTAAATGCTACCAGTTCTGCACTAACTTTTTCTAAGTCGTGTACAATTAAATTACTTGCTGATTCTGTAACAGTACACCCCTCAGCGTAGACTACTAACTGAACCTCAATTGGCCAGTTTTGCAGAAAAGTTTGGATCATTCGTCTTCCGTATTTTGCGTAGCCGTCGGCATTAAAAGTGGTACATACAGTGTATTTCATGTGAGATATTTAGTGATCAAAAACATAGCCTATTTTCCTTTGCAGTGTGCGTTAAACTCCAAGCCCGCCATGAGCGCAGTGCTGGATTGCCTACAAGCATCCGGGATACAAACGCAAGAAAATTCCATGACCAGTGATGCAGTTGTAATTTGGAGTGTACTTTGGAACGGACGCATGAAAGCCAACCAACAAGTATACAAGCACTATCGTAGTCAAGGTAAACCAGTGATTATTATTGAAATTGGTGCATTGTATCGTGGTAACACTTGGAAGATATCAGTAAACAATGTAACAGCGCAAGGCTACTACGGCCATCTTGATAATTTAGATTTTGATCGCCCTAGAAAACTGGGCATAAGCCTAGCAACACAACTAATAACAAAACCAAATATTGTTATTGCATTACAGCACACCAAGAGTTTGCAAGTGGCTAACATACCTGATATGACTGCATGGTTAACTGACACAATTAAGATTGTACAAAACAACACAAGCCGTCCTATTACTATCCGTCCGCATCCAAGATGTCAAATTCCAATGCCATATCTACCAGCTGGTGTTACAGTAGAACAACCGCGCCCGGTTGCAAACACGTATGACAGTTTTGATATGCATTTTGATTGTCATGCTGTGATTAATTATAATTCAGGACCAGGAATTCAGGCAGCTATTGCTGGTGTCCGACCAGTTGTTGATAATACTAGCTTGGCATATCCAGTGAGTGTTGGATTTGCTGACATTGAACAACCTTATACTACGGATAGAAGCTTGTGGCTAACACAAGTTTGTCATACAGAATACACCGTGGAAGAATTAGGAAGAGGATTATGGCTAAAAAGAATAGAGCCCGCACTGACAACATAATTGACTGTGCATGTGTTATACATGGAACTGGATATAGCTGGGAGTATGTTGAAAAACTTTACAGCATGCTCACACGGCTAATTCCCAGCGGCATAAGATTCCATGTGTATACTGAGCATGATAGATCGGTGCCACCACACATGATTAAGCACATTCTTGAAGAATGGCCTGGAATAAGTGGACCAAAAAAATCTTGGTGGTACAAAATGCAGTTGTTTAACTCACATTTATATAACGGTGACATGTTGTATTTTGATTTGGACGTGGTACTAGTGCGTGAAATGGATTGGGTACGTGATTTACCAACTGACTATTTTTGGTCTATCCGTGATTTTAGGTATCTGCAACGGTCGTTAGTTAATACAATAAATTCCAGTGTGATGTGGTTCAACGTTGGGGATTTTGCCTGGGTTTGGGATGACTTTGCCAAGCAAGATATTAACAAAATAACCAAACAATTTCCCGGAGACCAAGATTACATTTCACATGTGATTAATCACAACAAGTGTCGCTTCTTTGATAATAGGTATTTCCAAAGTTATCGTTGGCAAGTCATGGACGGCGGATATAACTTTCAGACACGTAAACACAACGCACCTGGCCATGGTGCAAGAATAGGTGACGAAACCGCAGTAGTGGTATTTCATGGCAAACCAAAACCGCATGAAGTGCAAGACCCAGAAATACGAAATCTCTGGAAATAACACTTTAGTAGTACTTGACCATTATTGACAAATTTGCTATAATTGTGACATGTTATATTTTGCTTATGGAATGAATACCAACACACAAGGCATGGCCCAACGTTGCCCTGCCGCAGTAAGTCATGGTCGTGCAGTTTTACTAGACCATGTGTTTCGCTTTGCTGGCCCTGCTGATGTTGTAAAGTGCCCGGACAGTTATGTTGATGGTGTGCTATGGACCATTACGCCCAAGTGCCTTGAAGCACTAGACCTGCTAGAAGGTTTCCCGTACTACTACAACCGACGCACTAAAAAAGTAGTGCATCAAGGTCGTGCGTTTGACGCAATGACTTACTTTATGCAACCAGGGAACTTAGACGCTGAACCTGGCGATGGGTATTTTAACATGGTGCTAGAGGGCTACAAAGAGCATGGTGTGCCCACAGAACAGCTTTATAATTCTGTATACTATAGTACTACCGTAAATCCCTACTAAACTGTAGGGTCTTTCTAGTTGACCAATAATTCCCATTCTGCTATAATTAACACTTAAACAGCAAACAGGAGTCTGGTATGGGTTACAAGGTTATTGAAGTCGACAACATGCGCGACAAATACAGTGCTCGTGCTGGACTAGAAGGCCCGTTTAACTTCTCTGGCCGAGTGTTGTATTATTGCAACAAAGAGGGTGCCTACTATGATCCCCGCACTGACTTCTATGTAAGCCAGGCAGAAATGGATGAGCTGAACCAACAATTTTACGAAATTCTTAAAAAGTAATACTTTTTAGTACTACTTTTTGGTTGACCAATAAACCGTAATTTGTTATAATATACACATAAACAGCAAACAGGAGCCAAAATGCAAATAGCTACAGCAATCAAACACCTACAAAAAGAAGCAGAATTCTTGGGTATGCCCTTGTTAGAGACCCTGCAATTTATCCAAAAAAACCCCCTTGCTCAACCCCAAAGAACCATGGAAGCATACCGGGCTTTTACGGCACAAGGTGCAAAGATGTTTGCCCCAGTTGACCAATAAATCAACTTCAGCTATAATACAATTTTAACGCACAAAAAGGAGCCAACTATGAGTGCAATTCGAGTTATTAACGGTGTTTATCGCAACAAGCCCGTAAACAATGTTACCTTTAACCTTGTCAAGGGTTTCCAAACTGGTAGCAAAGGCGGCTTTGTTACTGTAAAATCAGATGGCTATTTTGGCCCAGAGTTTGATGTCGTGCGTATCCGTGTTGACGGTATACGTGATCTTGAATATGTCAATGGAGTAGACCCTGTGAAAGAAAACATCGTGAAGTTTGAGAAACCCGCAGAAACAGATGAACAAGCCATGGACCGTATCCGTGAGCGTTTTGACATCCTGCATGAGATGACCAAGGCCTGCGTGAGCGGCGACATCCGTGCTATGATTGTATCTGGCCCACCGGGCGTGGGCAAGAGCTACGGCGTTGAGACTGAAATTGACAAGGCCTGCTTGTTTGACAAGCTGGCCAGCAAACGCCTCCGCGCTGAGGTTGTTAAGGGCTCAGCCAGTCCCATTGGCCTGTACAAAACTCTGTACAAATACTCAGACGCCAATTGTGTGTTGGTGTTTGATGACTGTGACTCTATCCTGTTGGATGACGTTGCTCTTAACTTGCTCAAGGGTGCCTTGGACTCCGGCAAGAAGCGCAAGATCTCCTGGTTGAGTGAAAGCCGTGTGTTGAGTCATGAGGGCATCCCAGACAGTTTTGAGTTCAAGGGTTCGGTAATTTTTATTACCAACTTGAAGTTTGACACCATGCGTTCGCAGAAATTGCGGGATCACTTGGACGCACTGCAAAGCCGGTGCCACTACTTGGACTTGACCTTGGACACCATGCGTGACAAGGTGTTGCGTATCAAGCAGATTGCCAAAGATGGTGTGTTGTTTGCAGACTACGATTTTGAAGAGTGTGTGCATGATGACATTATCAACTTCATGGACGAGAATCAGAATCGTCTGCGTGAGATGAGTTTGCGTATGGCTCTTAAGATTGCAGACTTGCGCAAGATGTCAGTGTTGAACTGGAAGCGTCTTGCAGAGACCACTGTTATGAAACCCGCAGGGGCCTAATAGGCCCTGGGTTGGGCACTACTTTATGTTTTTATAATTTTAATATTTGGAGATTGATATGGCAGGAAAAGCGAAATCCATTTACTTAACAGTAACACTCAAAGGCAAGTTTACATCAGTATTCCGCAAAATGTTTTTTGATGCCAAGGCATACAACGAGTATGTGAAATCAGAAGAGTTCAAGGCTCAATGGCCTGAGGATCAATACAACTATGTAAAGGAAACTTACTGATGTTTGAAATATGGGATGGTGATTTGTACTTGTATTCTGTGGAAACAAAATACGAAGCAGACGAGCAAGCAGAAGCAGGCTTTACTGTAAAAAGTTTGGAATATTATGGCGCTTAACTCTTAAAAGTTTCCCTGGGCAACAACGGTTGGCTCCGGCCCAGGCTTTATAACAGGCACTTTGGTGCCTGTTTTTTTGACTTCTTATAGCAATAAGTATATACTACTATATCTATGTTACAACAATATCTACATATTGAGTTTTGCAAAAACTACACGCTTGATTTTAAAATACACAACACGCCTTTGGCTAAACTCTGGCTTGAGAAGATGCGCCTGCGAGACCTTTATCCAATAGATCATCCTGATCGTTTCTACGGATTCAATTCACAAGAGCAAGAAATTGACCGCGCAGAAAAAATGATCCGTGGGTGTATTTCTATAATCAACAGCTACCAACCAATTATTGAACGTGAATTCACTACGGTTCATGACCAAGATTGTTTAAACTACTTGCACAACATTTTTGAACGATATCATGGCCTGCTAAATCAAAAAAAGACTCTTTGGTGGTTACGTGCTCCACAACCTGTAAAAAAGGCACTGTCAGAATTAAACTTGGCAGTACATCGTTGCGAAACTACATCAAGAAAATTAAAACCAAGATTTGCATGTACTTGGTACGGGGTTCCTACAGATACTGTACTACCAGAAGATGTTATGAAACAATGCGGAGAGATTAATCCTACATTTGGAAGTGTATGTTTGAACTATGTTGATATTGGAAAAACATTGCTTGACCTTATGATAGACAAGGATGAGTACATTAGCAACGAAGCATTCCAACCGTTTAGTCATTACAATCCAGATTTTGTAGTAAAGTTTTTTGAGTACTCTTCAAAAGAAGTAGACAGCATGTTGAAAAATATGCAACAATACTATCAAGAACATTATGATTTTTTTGCTGAGCGCGGTTATCAGCAATTTGATCATGTTAAACTACAGCCATTACAATTTCCTGTGGCAAGTATAATTGAAACTGTTCCTCGTGAACAAATAATTAACAACATACAACAAAGACAACTCGTCACTCGAGTTTATATAGATGAAACAATGCACCATACAAATTAGAGACGAAGTTAATATCAAGTTAGAAGGACTTGATCTTGACGTTCGCAAAGCCTTGGTTAATGCTTTCAAATACGAAAATCCTGCCGCACGTTATATGCCAGCGGTGCGACTAGGAAGGTGGGACGGCAAGATAGCATACTTCCAACTGGGAGGCAGTACCTACACAAATTTGCTACCTGAAATCATTCCTATCCTTGAGAAGTTTGATTATGATATTGAACTGGATGATCAACGCGACTATTCAAACACTTTTAACTTTGACCAGGTACGTGAGGAATCGTTTGCACATGTTAAATGGCCCAAGGGGCATCCTGCCGCAGGTGAACCCATCATGATGCGGGATTATCAAGTTGAAATTGTAAACAACTTTCTAGCCAACCCGCAATGCCTTCAAGAAGTGGCCACAGGCGCAGGCAAAACAATCATGACAGCGGCCTTGAGCAATGCAGTAGCGCCATATGGCCGCTCAATTGTTATTGTGCCCAACAAAAGTCTAGTAACACAAACAGAAAAGGACTACATCAACATGCAACAAGATGTTGGTGTGTATTTTGGCGATAGAAAAGAATACGGGCGCCAACACACTATTTGTACTTGGCAAAGTCTAAACATACTGTTAAAGAATACCAAGGCAGGCACAGGCGAAGTAACTATTGGCGAGTTCTTAGAAGGTGTGGTATGCGTTATTGTAGACGAAGTACACATGGCCAAAGCAGATGCACTTAAAACCTTGCTAACAGGTGTGATGGCTAGAGTGCCAATTCGATGGGGGTTGACTGGAACTATCCCCAAAGAAAAGTTTGAAAGCCAAGCATTGTTAGTTGGACTTGGACCTGTTATTGGTCGCTTGAGTGCTAATGAATTGCAACAACAAGGTGTGTTAGCCAATTGTCATGTGAATATTGTGCAGTTGATTGATCATGTGGAGTATAAAGAGTATCAAAGTGAACTTAAATACCTGCTGGAAGAGTCGGGTCGACTAGACACTATGGCTGAACTTATACGCAAGGTAAACAAAACTGGAAATACTTTGGTGTTAGTTGACAGAGTTGCGGCCGGCCACGCATTATTAGAACGCCTAGGCGATTGTGCGGTGTTTGTATCAGGAGCAACAAAAGGAACAAAAAGACAAGAAGAATATGACGAAATTGCGGACAGTACTGGTAAGATTATTGTGGCTACCTATGGTGTTGCCGCTGTGGGCATTAATATCCCTAGGATTTTTAATCTGGTTCTTATTGAACCCGGAAAAAGTTTTGTCCGTGTTATTCAGAGTATTGGACGCGGGATAAGAAAAGCAGAAGACAAAGATCATGTGGAAATTTGGGATGTAACTTCAACGTGCAAGTTTGCAAAACGACACTTAACTAAACGCAAGCAGTTCTATAAAGAAGCCAACTATCCTTTCACATTAGAAAAACTAGACTGGATGAAAATAGCATGAAAATAATTGTTTGTGGAGATAGTTTTTGCGCAGCCTCAACTTATGCTGTAAAGGATGTTGGCGATAGAAAACATTTTAGTCAGATACTTGAAGATGCTTACGGACACAACGTAGTAAATTTAGCACACGGTGGTATGAGTAACGTGGGTATTTGGTTTCAGATACGTAACGCAATTTCGTTAAACCCTGATGTAATTGTATATAACCAAACATGGTCTGCAAGAATCGAGCTTATGATAAACAAGCAAAATTTTAATTTAGAAAAAGGTTTAAAAAATTTTATATATTTTGATCCTAGTCACACAAGTACTGGTACAGAATATGTTGGGAACGTAACAAACGGAAGTGTACTAAGTACAGTTTGGCAAGGTCTTAAGGACCACCCTTTTGTTGATATAACTAGTGAACAGCTTTTGGCAATCGACTTGTATCTTAAACACATGTATCATGACGGGATATCAACTGAACTTGATACTTGGATGTTTGAATACTGGCAAATCAAAATTGAACAAGCAGGAATTCTAGGCATAAAATTCAACAACGAAAACGTTGGCAAAGTGGCATACGACTACAGCGAGAGTAATCAACAAATTGACTCTCCATACCACACAGATGCTGCAACACAAGAAACTATCGCGTCAAACATACAAAGGATTATTAATGGGTAAAATTTATCAAAGCATAGCAAATTTTATGCCCGAAACGCCTGTTGGAGTTTTTGTAGAAATTGGTAGTGAGCGTGGAGAAGGCAGCACTATAACTCTAAACAACTTGGCTGCACAATACAGCACCAAATTGATCAGCGTAGATATTGATCCAACTGCTAAACAAATTTACGCTGACCAATTAACTAATACTGAATTTGTAGTAGCATTGGGTAGCACCTGGGCAAAAGAATTTTCTTCAAAGGGTACAGATATTGCATTACTGTACCTAGACAATTTTGATTATATTTGGGATATCAATAATGTTAGTCCAGCAATACAAGTTCAGATGCGCAAATATGCTGGCCAAGGCATAACAATGACCAATCAAAATTGCCAAGCTGAACACATGCGGCAAATTGTTGCACTCCGGCCATATCTATCACCAAATGCTTTGGTTGTATTTGATGATACCTATTGTTACAATGACTGCTGGATTGGTAAATGTGGACCTGCTGTGGTATACTTGCAAGCATACGGATGGAGTGTAATACACCAAACGTTAGATTGTGGAGTGATTATGCAACGTCTTTTGGAGATTGAATTATGAGCATGGATTGGTTCAACGATGACGGTATATTCATGCCCATGCTCAATGACACTGGTAGAAATATTTTTTACAAAAATGCAATTAATGCGGCAGCGCCAGGCAAAACAGTATGCGACATTGGCACAGGCACAGGATTCTTAAGTGTGCTGGCAGTGCATGCTGGAGCAAAACATGTGATTGCAGTTGAACGAGATTTGCAAAGATATCAGTATACCAAATCAATCATTGAAAAATTACAGATGACTGACCGCATTGAATTGATGCACGGAGATTTTCTCAACCTTGACATTCGAGCAGATGTGTATGTGTCAGAAACTATCAACACACAAATATTTGGCGAAGATATAATAAAATTATCCAACCATGCGCAACGACACGGTGGAGAGTTTATACCCGGGCAATTTAAAATTCATGCAGAAGTGTATCAAATGCATCCAATATTTGTAGTTGATCAATCAGGATCAGAAGCATTTGAATATCAACCTGACATTGATGTTGATCCTGCCTTTGCTAGCATAATCAACCAAGATTTTCAGAAACAGCACAGCTTGGCCGACACACGTTATCGAGCCAATCAACTCAATATGTTGTTTAAAATGTTGCCAAAGTTTACCGATTTGAAACTGATAAAATATCACCAAACTCAACCAATCACAGTGGACTTGAATCAACTAAACAATGAGTCAGATCTTAAGGTCACTATTCCTTTGCAAGATGTCAAAAGATTTCAACAAAGCATGTATGTGGTATTGTTTTGGCAAGCCAAATATGGCGAGATAATAATGGATTGTAGAGATGTTTGGTTTGGCAATATCAGCAAACACATTATGGGAGCCACCACTGACATTGTATTTCGTTATGATCCGCAGATACGCAACTGGCGGTTGACTTATTGACACAAACCCTATATACTATTACTATGAGAATACTAACACTAGACAATACATTTTATGACCTTGACCATTTACCTGACGAGGTTGATGATATGCGTTTTGCTATTTTAGACAATAGCAACCCAGCTGACCCAGACTATCAATTTATTCCTTTAATTTTCTTAGAGAGTTTTAATAGTCCCGCCCTAGTTCTACGGATTGGTAACACTACTATCAAAATGCCCATGGACTGGCAAGTGTTAATTGGAGAACCAGATATTGGGGACCTGGAAGTTTTACCACTAACATCTATTAATGATCGAGGATTTAGAGTATTTCAGTTTAACCCGTTAACCAGCTATAGACCTAGTTTCCCGGACATTGAAATTTTAGATGTTTACCATGATGTGTCCTGGTATGCCCCTAAACTTAAAAACGGACAAATGCTGGCCGTGCCTATTAACGATGATGCGGAGCCGGATTGCATTTATTTTGTCAAAGACATTAGTCGTAACTGTGAGATTGTGGACTATAACAAGGCCTGGTAATGCCCTACACTGAACCTGAAGTATTTGAAATTATTAATAGACTGGCTAGAGTGTATCTGGAAAGTCACCCCGACGACCGTGAAGGCTTAGAGCGTTTCCTACGTTGGGCACACCTACAGTACGGATACCAACATGGGCAGTCTTAAACCAGATACCAAGTACATTTATGAACGATCAGATGGTATTGTGTATGCTCGTGAGTTTGGAGCAGATCCCAGCACACGTCAAGTGGTAGGATATGAAAGTGGTCGCGAATATGATCCTGTATCTGGCCATAAAATAGACTACGACAAAAGAACACCAGACGGTAGGCCCTTGCACGAACACCTAATGGAAGACAAGATGTGGGGCGAGATTCGGCGGGCCGCCCGAACCAATCCTACTTTACAAGATGAACTGAATCGTGTTATAATGATTTACAAACTGACCAAAACTAAATGAGTGACAAGCTAACGATTGCAAACGAGATGAAGATGTTTGACCGCAAGGTTAGAAGTTTCTATGACGATCTTACAGTCGAGGAACGCAAGAAGTTTTCAACTTTCCTTATGCTACGCTGGGGCTCAGCGGTAGAAGGCTCACGCGAACTGCAAGAGTTTTACGTTATTGCCACAAACGAAAGACTTAACAAACATTTCTTCGATGTAGGAAAACATCCTAAGTTGCAATGGTTGTTAGCTACTACAGTAAGCCCAGACTTGGGCGCAATGAGGCACAACTGGATCTCTCCCAAGAAAAAGGAAACAGGTCTAAGTGCCAAACGCAAGGCTTTGCAAGAAATATATCCCACCTACAAAGATGACGAAATAGATGTCATGGCAAAAATCACAACACAAAAAGAAATTGACGCTTACCACAAAGCCGCTGGCAAAGAAAAATGATACAACAATTGATTGTAAACGGATGTAGTTATACACATTCCTATGCATTGGGCAACGGCCATCAAGATCTAGCACAGCGTCTAGGTATAGCTAACGCCCACAGTATTGCTGTTAGTGGCAGCGCCAACAGCAGAATACTTCGTACCACTCTTAAACACAGTTACACAGCACCACCGACCTTGTATGTGTTGGGTATGACCTTTCTCAGCAGACTAGAAATACCCATCTGTGAATCTGAAAATGATTTTGAAGGACGATGGGTAAATCCGCAAAATCAAGAGTTTGCTTACAGATGGCAAACAGGCTGGAACCGAAAAGAGTCTGAACAGTTTGTAGAAACCAAACTCAAAACTGAAGTATACAGCATTTTGGATCGCACTGAAGATCTCATGTACCGTATGCTCAGCACAATTGACAGTTTGAAATTTAGAGGGCATCGAGTGTTGATATTTCAGCAGGCCGATAATTTGTATCAGGAATATCTTGAAGATTCTAGATTGAGTTTGTTTTGTTGTCCAGAAATTGTTGATGGGTATCGATGGCAAGCAACTGCCTGGCAAGCCGCCCAAGGTGTAGAGCCTAAAAAGTATCCACCAGGTGCACCGCATGTTCCTCCAGATATGACGCATCCAGCGGTGGGTCATCATCAAAAACTCAATGAATACTTGACAAATTACATTCAAGAGCATAAAATACTACAATGATACAATGCCAGTACTGTAAAAAACAGTTTGCTCGTGAAACTAGTATAGAAGTTCACATGTGTGAGCCCAAACGTCGTAGGCTAAACAAAACTGAACGCGGTGTTGAACTAGGGTTTCAAGCATATATTCGATTTTATGAAACCATGCAAGGCAGTGCTAAACTCAAAACACATGATGATTTTTGTGAGTCAGCGTACTACAAAGCCTTTGTAAAATTTGGTAGATATTGTGTAAGCACAAAAACAATCAATCCCAAACAGTTCATGGAGTGGTTGCTAAAACATCAAAAAAAGATTGATAGGTGGGCAAGCGATCAGTTGTACACAGAATATTTGTTAGACTATTTAAAAGTTGAAAATGTTAGTGATGCACTAAGTCGTGCAATTGAATACAGTATTGATTGGTCAGAAAAACAATCTGCCCCGGCACATGATTGTTTGCGATACGGTAATTCTAATGCAATATGCTATGCTATTATTACAGGTCGTATTAGTCCGTGGGTGTTGTATAATTCAGAATCTGGCGCAAAGTTTTTAGGCGAATTAAGCACAGCACAAGTGTCTATGATATGGCCATACATTGATAGTGATTTATGGCAGAAGAAGTTTCAAACTTATCTAGCAGATCAAGAATACGCTCGAGATATTTTAACCAAGGCAGGATGGTAACATGATTAAAAATATTACACCGGGGTCAGGCATCTATATTGCAGCCAACAATTACAGCACACCTTATGTTGACATGAGTCGACATAGTGCGGGCATGGTCCGGTACAATGGATCAAATTTTGAAGTATACAATGGGACTGACTGGGTGCAGTTCAGTTCAAGTATTCCACAGATTGAACTGGACGGCGTAACACAAGAAGCACTTCAGTGGGTTCGTCGCAAAATGGAACAAGAAAAGCATCTGCTAGAACTGGCAAAAACGCATCCTACTGTGGCAGATGCTCTATTGGCTAGAGATCGTGCAGAAGATGCTGTTAAAATTGCAGCCGCATTGTGTAAAGTATGAGCGCAGATATTGACATTGACATGCCTGATAG